GTTGCCCGCCGCGTCTGTCTCCACATTGCATGAAACGGCGAAGACGCGATTCTTGTCATCCGAATTGTCAACTTTAATGATAAATCCTGTTCTCTGTGCCATAATGTCTGTTTTTTTTGATTGTTGTTGATGATTGTTATCAGCTTATTGTTATCTCCTTTTCCGTTATGCTCGTGGAAACCGATCCGCTGCCGTCTACAAGGGGGACATATTCATCCTCCTCATATTCCCACGAAAGCTCCCCCATGACCTGACGTTCCGGAGGTTCGGGAGCATAGTTTATATCGTCCTCTATCTGACTTGCCACAGACCACATCCGGAGCCTGTATTTTCCGGCAGGAAGCGCCGGGAGTGCGGTGTCGTATTCTTCCAGCCCCTCTTCGAAACCTATGTTGTATATGCTGTGGGTCGGGTTATAAACCGAACCGCGCACTTCCGAGACGCGCGTCTTCCCGCTGAAAACGAGCTGCCCCGAAGAATTGTAGAGGTCATAGTAGAGGTCGTGTGCAAGCGAATCTATGACCGAGTTGCCCGGAAGATAGACCGGAGGGAACGGGGAGCATGTCAGTGCCAGGCGGTGTCCGCTCCCGCTCCTGTAAGCCCATCCGTGCATCTGGCATTCGAACGGTACATGTTCCGAGGTGGGCGTGGTCAGGTATGAATAGCTTGCGCTCGCGCCTATCTCGACAGTCTTTATCTGGGCAGGGATCGTGTACTCATCCATGTCCTCTATACGTGAGAAAAGCACGGAGTCGGTCTTTATAGACCCGTCATCCCACATGTCGAGGCTCACAAGCCGCATGTTCGAGAAGTCCAGCGATGTGCTCGCCCACGCGTCATCCTCAACTTTGACGTACTTTCCGTCATCGTTGGTCACGATCGGAGGGGCGAGACACAGCACCGCAAGCCACTTGTCAAGATCAAACTCCGATCCGGTGATCTCCGATGTCCTGTCGCGGTCGAGCAATATCTGCAACCGCTCGTAGGTTGATCCGCCCGAGATCATTTCACTGATGGACATGTTGCTCTGCGCCACCCATGGAGCCGCACTGAAACTGTCTGACACACCCTCCACGCCCCCGAACAGGAGCGTGAACCTGTATCCGGCAAGGGACGCGTCAGCCTGGTCTGGATGCGTGAACTCATGGGGGCACACTTCACGCGAGGTGTCGAAGTTGAACTCGATGTCCCCCGTTATGCGTCCCTTGCCACGTCCTCCGAGCATTATCCTGCGGTCTCCGTTCGGATTGTTTGTCGATATACGTGCGGAATATATACCCCCTTTGGAGAAATGATAATACCGGTCGAAATCAAGCATACGCATCCAGTGCTGTCCAACTTTCGGCGGCGTCCACTGTTTCCACGGCATCGCCCTGTAGTCTCCTACATTCCCGCCATAGACGTGTTCGACACAGGCTGGACGCATACAAAAATTGTTCTGTCTCAAAAGTTCGTCCGTCAGCTCAGTGTTATAGCTGCCTATCGGATACGGTTTGAAACGGGAACGCTTGTTAACCTTCTGTGAGATGCACAGCGTCGCCACGTCGTGACTCGCCACACCCAGGGTCGCGGAGATGTCATCAGTGTTGACCGGGGCGGTTATTATGCCGTTTGCGTGTCCCATGTCTAATCCTCCTGATTGCAGAGTATGTCGCGCACAAGCATCGCCTGTCCGATCGTCCACTCCGGATTTGACTCCATCAGCCGCCCGAACGTCTCCTCGGACACCGTTCCCTGCGGCGACTCCACCTCCCTCTCCGCCTCATCGGCGATGCAGTCGTTGACCGCCGCCACATATTCCGCGTTGGCTTTCAGTGCCTCCTGCATCTCTGCGGAAGCCACAGCCACGCCGCGCTCTTCCGCCGGCATCGCGTTGAAATCCGCTATCAGCTTCTCCGCCTTGTCGAATCCTTCGGGGCGCAGACGCTTTATGGCATCGCGGCGCGTCTGCTCGAACTCTTCCGCGATTTTTCTCAGAGGCTGCATCCCTCTTACGAACGCCACGCGCTCCGCCGTCTCCATCCTGTCGCACTTCGCCCTGTCAAGAAGGGCATACGTTTCCGCGATTCTTGCTGTCGTTGTCTTCATGTCTTTGAAATTTTTGATTGGTTGTTATTGTAAAATATCATGTTCACGCGTTTCCGCGCATGTTCTCTATGGTCGCCTTGAGCGAGGCGTTCTCCGCCTCCAGTGCCGCGATGCGCTCTTCATGGTCGAGAACCCTGCGGCTCACGGTCACGACACCCAGCAGCGCGGCTTTGTCGTATTGAAGATCGAGCATTCCGGAGGATGTCCGGGGGGTGAGCTGCGGCATCAGTGCCTGCCAGTATTGCGCGATGCTTCCCACATCCTCGCCGCCGGTGTCTTTCCATCGGAAGAAAACCGCCGGGGCACGGGCGATGGCGCGGATGTCAAGCTCCACGTTTCCCGTCACGTCCTTGAGCCTTGCGTCCGAACTCGTATTCTGACCGCGTGCCGTCACATAACCCTCCGTGTAGATTCCCTTGTCTACATGCAGCGGTCCGGTCATGTTCGCCGCTCCGTCCGGCATTATGGACATGACGGTGTCTACCCACACGCCGTTGCGGTGGAAAGCGAGGTTGAACTTGCCGAACGCTCCGGACATGTAAGGCTGCTGGTCGTAGCCGGAGGCGTTGAGAAAGAACTGACCGTTCGTCCAGATGTCTCCGTTTATCCTTGCCGTGGAGTCAAAGTAGACAATAGTGCGCACGTGGAGCGAGCCGTTCACGTCAAGCGTATACCCAGGCGCGGATGTGTTTATTCCCACATTGCCGCCCTTGGGGTTCAGCAGCAGCGGAATCGCCCCCGTGTCGACTTTGCTGCTCTGTATCACGCCGTAGCCGTCTGTCGCCGCTCCCATGCCAAGATAATAGTTAGTGCCCATCGCGTTTGCGCGGAACTGCCCGTAGTGGGAGAACCACGCGGATGACTGCACCGAGCGTATCGCCTGAAACTCCCCGGTTTGTGTCATGCGGAACACCGAACTGCCGCCGAAACTGAAACGGAGTTCCGCGCCGGTGTTGAGCAGCTCCATCGAGAACAGACGGTCTGCGCCTGTCGCGCCCGCCGGTGTCGTGCCGCGCCGGTAGGCGAGCAGCAGCGGGGTCTGGCTGGCGTTGTCATGTATCTGCACGTTGTAGGCTCCGTGTCCGCGGTTCCATGCCGTTCCGGCGTAGTCCTCGCGGGTGAAGAGATAGTCGGTGCGGATGGTTCCCGCTCCGGCGTACAGCGACTTGCCGCCGAAGATGCGGATCCATGTGGTGTCGTTCATGTACCATCCGCCGCCGTATGTCTCCGAGTACCATCCCGTCGCCCCTGTCGAGCGGAACCAGTTCGAGGCGTAGATGGAGGCTGTCTGGATGTCTCCGTTGACATGCAGTTTGCGCGAGGGCGAAATCGTGCCGATTCCCACGTTGCCGGAGGTAGTCACGGCGATTGCGTCAGCTCCCGAGTTGTAGCTGATGCCGAAGTATCCCGCGCCATACATCCCGATGCGGAAGTAATTCGTGGTCTGGTTGTTGTTGTAGAGGCGGATGAACGCTCCGCTGCCGGCTTCTACGCGTTTAAGCAGGATGCCTGTCTCTCCCGTGTAGTTCACAGTCATCGCACCATTCACATTCCCCGTGCCGTCGAAACTCTGACCCCACAGCGTGCGCGGGGTCTGTAGGCGTGTCGCTGATGCAACGTTGTCTGTGGTGAAGGCGATACGCTTCCAACCCTGCCAGTTTCCGCTGTATTTCGTCCGGATATAAAGGTCGGTACCCAGATATTGCCACGACAGCTGCATCGGGCAATAGATGCCGCCGAAACCTATTGTGCCGCGGGCATCGCTGTTTTCCGCCGGTTTGTTGGCGACAGATGCCGAATCACCGTATCCGAAACCATATATCCTGATACCGTTTGAGTTCAGTACGTCGTTGAGGCTTGAAAGCTTGGCGGTGACGTTGTCGTATATGTCGCTCTTATGGTAGCCGTCCAGCAAATCGGCATCAAGCCCGCTTCGGGAGCCGTCGTTGCCCGCGTGCCATAGCGTGTTGCCTTGAAAATGCGGAGTGCCGTTGTCTTTGATACCGAGGTATCTGTTAGAGGGGGAATTGTAGATATACGAGCCGTGGACGTTATTCCAGCCAACGGCGTTCTTCGCCACGCCGCCGGAATAGACATACATGTACACCTCCTTATTGGCGGTGACACTATCCAATTTAAGGCAAGGCTGTGTGTCCATCTTGATATTCAGCATCCCCGTCATCGTGTCGCCCGCCTTTCTGACATATGCCGTCAGACCGGAGCCGATGAGAGAGTTGAAGTTGGAAGAGTCGAGGATGGTGCGCCACGCCTGCCATGTGTTCCCCTGCTGGTAACGCCACTGCATGTCGCCGTTGTTGGGCACCACAATCTGTCCCGCCCATGCAAGGGAGTTGTCCCATTCCATGTGCAGGATGTGACCGTCTCCGGCGGGTTTCCCCGAGGTCATCGACGATGTGGCGAGGAATGTGTACAGTCCCGCATTGTTGCCGAAGTTTACATTTGCCGTTGTCGGACGCGATGGATAATAGGTGACGAGTCGTTTGTCTTTCGCATCCACCTCCGATTTGGTGTAATAGTTGGCGAGCGACTGATGACTCGTAAGATAAGTATTGGAGTCCACCGAGCCGTCAGCCTTGAGGAACTGCGAGGAAGTGCCGCCCCGCCTGATGAACGAGGCTGCCGTTATCCCGCGCTCCGTGATGCTTGCCACAAGCGTCCCGTTGCCACTGGCGGCGGTGTAGGCGAGATTGGTCTTGTAGAAATTGAACACTCCGCCGAACTCATTAAAATTCATGTACTCGCGGTTCGGATAGCCAAGCTCGATGCCGTGTGACTTCTTGCTCTGCACGGTGTTGTTTGCAGCTCCGGTCTCCCCGGTTATTATCTTAGCCGTTATCCACTTGTCCGTGGCTATGACCTCCTGCGTGAATGTCTTGACACCGCTGATCACCTGCGCCGTGCCGAGCGTCACGTAGTTGGCAAGGCTCTGGTGCTGCCGCAGAAACCTCGCGTCAGCCTCTGCCTTGGAGTAATAGTTGCCGAGTGCCGATGTCACCCACGGCTGCGTGGCATACTTGTTGCCGGTCAGGTAATCCTCAAGCATGGCGATGTCAAGACCGCCGGTGCCCCCGCCTGCCTCGTTCTTGCCGCGTGCCGAGAGGAACTCGTCAGTCCAGAGACCGTGTTTCGCGCGTATCGATGTAACTCCGTTCTCCGTCACTTTCTCGAACAGTGAGTCGAACAGATCCCGGAACTCGGAAAACGTGGAATTGTCGACCTTCCCCGCCAGCAGCGCGGTAAGTCTTGCCGCCTCGATATGCTCCCCCATGTCTGGCGACGAGGCGGCGGAATATGCGGATGGTGCCGGATTTCCCTTGCTTTTCAGTTTTATTTTAACTTTAGTCAGTGCCATGTGTCGTTGTGTCAGATGTTGTCGATACTTCTCATTCTCACTGTCGCCGCGCCCTGCTGCAGGTCACGCGACACGCTCACCGGATAGAAACGCCGCCTCCGCATCGCCGGAATCGTGTAAACCCACATCATGGGATTGTTGCTGCCCGTCCTGATCGACTGCTCTATCTCCACATGCGGTCTGTGACATTCCCGGTAGTACCAGTCCACATAGAGCTGTTCCGGCTTTGCCTGGACTCCGAGACGCGGATCCCACACACTCAGCAACCCCGTGCCGCTGTCTGCGTCTATCGCCGTACTGTTGCGCGTCACATCCCGTACCCCGAACGATGCCCGCTCTTCCGCTGTAAGGTCGGAATGTATGCGCATCGTTATGTCATCCTTGGGATTGATGAAACTTTCGTCAGTGTCGGAGACATAGACAAGGTCGTTTTCGTTCAGCGGATCATTCCCTGCATTGTCACTTATTATCCGGATGTTGAAATCCTTGAGCCAGATTCCTGAAACGTAGTTCAGAAGCAACAGGGAGGAGTCCTGCTGTCCGGTTTCGGTATTGTCGGGCATCGTGAACAGGTCGCATGGCATATCCAGATCCATGTTTAACGGCCACAGCGTGTCGGTCTCCGGACCGAGGATCAGGAACGTCACCTCTCCGTGAAGATTGTCGCTCTTGCGTATCGGGATTATTGTCCCTTTGGCATCGAGCTGAAGCGAGTAATGCGCATTTTTCCAAATGTCGTATTCCTTGCCGATTATGTAATCTCCGATTTTCGGATCAAAACCGATGGTGAAACTCTGGGCGAGAAACTCGCCGCGGTCGGCGCATTCTCCGATGGTGTGGAACCTCTCCCAACGGTAGGAGTCGGTCTCACCGGGTCTTGTGTGTTCCACCAGACATTTGTCACCTACAATCAGCATGCATCTCAGTGCCCTGATTTTCGAAAAGACATCTTTTTCAATAAAGGAGTCGCCGGTGTATACTGATCTGTATTCCCCGCGTTTCAATGCCTCTTCCTCGCAGAATACATCGAAACCCATATTGGACACCCACAAGCTGAAATCATTGATTTCCGGAGTGTCGCCGGGATTCTGCGCCTTGTAATACTCACGGTAGAACCGCCGGAGGTCTCCCTCTTTGTATTTCGTTACTGGCACCTGATTGAAATCGACCACCTCCTTGCTCGGCCTTATGGTGTCTGAAACGGGTGCAAACGCTATTTTTCCGGATATGTCGAGATATCGGGTCGTGGTGTCGTCTGCCGGAGAAAGCTGCATGTATCCGCCGGAGAAAGCGGCACGGGGAACCGAAAGGTCGAGCATATTTTTGAACTGTTCGGATATATGTCCTATAAAATCAGATTTTGACCGCTCGATGCCGTCACCCCCGACACCGATCACCATATATTTCTCCCTCTCTGAGTCAATGGCGATGCTGTTGTCTTTCTTCTTGGGTTCCGTCTTTCCTCCGGTCAGTTCCACGAACATCGCCCCCTGTGTCCTGTTCACGCCATCGGGATAGCGGTTCTGCCACGTGTCGCCGAAACTGTAGAAATCATCCGCAAGCTTTGCGGCGGAAAGGGGAATCATGCAGTCCCATTTTTTCGACTGCGCGGTGCGCCCGAAGAGCCGCCACCCTTTCGCCTCAAGAACACGGATCCACCACTCGCGCATCCAGTAGCTCTCTTCTCCTGCCGGATATATGAGATTTGTGCCACGGGATGAAAGAAACAGCGATCCCTCGCGTGTGGGGTCTCCCTTGGTGAATGAAAATTCCTTCAGATAAAGCTGGTTGCCGGAGAAAGGGCTCGAATATGAGTCATCGCCGAGAGGATCGGGGATAAAATCATCAATCTCTTCTGTCTCGCATGTCACCTCTATCCGGTTGAACACCTCCCCTATGTCGAGCTTTGAGTTACTGCCGTATGCCGTGCGCTGTGTCACCGCATAGACGCTTGCGTTTTTCAGGTCATCCCATGAAAAAACAATCACGCGGTCTCCGTCATGGGCGATATGGAGATTGAGATAACGGAGGCATTCCGTCACCACCTCTTCGGCGGTCCACACTGATTCCTCGTCATCCCCCATGAAACGGCGTTCGTCCACGAGGATGCCGTCGAGCGCCGACACCCCTCCTTCTTCGACAAGAGGCGCGGAGATCACATCGAGACTGTCGATGTCCACAAGCGCGAGCGCACGTGTCAGAATATCGCGGATCGTGCGCTGTGCGCACTCCGTGATCGCTTCCTGATATGTCGGGTTGCCCGACATGGTTTCGCGCCATGTGAGCCACTGAAGCGCGCCCAGACGGTCGATGCAGTTCACCTCCAGTGTGTCAAGCGCGGAGTTGTAGCCCTGCGAATAGGTGCGCGGCAGGATGAAACCGTCAAAAACGGTGTGCTCCCCCACTTTCATCACCACTGTCGCCTCGCGGCAGTCGCTCCGGAAGAGATCCGGCACGAAGTCGCGAGCCTTCAGGCGGACGATTGCCGACTGCCGGAGGATTACATCGAAAATGTCGTTTGTCTCACCCTCGATGGTCAGAGCTTCCTCGGAATCGAGCATCAGACCCGATTCGGGCGCGCCGATCTCGATGTGTCGGCTTCTGTCGTTGCCCGTTACGATCTCCACGGAGACAACGCGTCCCGCTGTGTCATATGTCTTGCCGGTGTATAACATCTTTTTTCGTTCGTTTTTATCGGTTTTTTCTGCCGCTCGCGCTTCCTATGCGCCGGCGGTTAACCATGCATAGCTCTATGTCGGAACCGCGCAGCCGTCCTGTCACCTCTATGCGCTGTGTCCCCGCTCCTGCGTCCGGAAGCAGCTCCCGGAGCTTGTTGAGGGGGGCGATCACCTCGGGGTTGTTCGATGCTCCGGCGTATTCGCCCACAAGTGCCATTGTCGGACCGGACACGATGCCGCCGCTGGCGAATGCCGTGACCTGTTTTATCTGCGCCACCGCCGCGACGGCTGTGGCGAGTCCGGAGATGGCGAACGCTATCCATTCCCACGGAGACCCCTCGCCGCCTTTTTTTGCGGAGGCGGCGGCGAAGCCCGCCATTACGTTGGCGATGGCTCCGGCGATGATGCCGGCGATGTTCAGAACCGGACTCTCCATCGCGTCTCCCATTGCGGAAAAGGCGGAAGCAGCGGAACGCCCTACATCTGCAACCCCTTTGAGGTTGTTTTGCAAAGCGTCTGTGGCATCGTTCGTGTTATTGACCACCCGGGGAAGTTTGCCGAGTTCCTTCTGCAGCGCGTCCGCGTCCACCTTGACATCAAGGGTGAGATCCATGGAGCGGCCTTTTTTGCGGAGGTCGGTCATCAGGTCACTTTTGATGATTATGTCAATCACCTCAAGCCGTATCCCTTTCTCTTTCTGCCTGAGCGTGTCGATCTGCCGCTGTATCTCCGCCATATCCTGCGGGTCGACCTGCAGCTTCAGTTTCCCCTCCAGTTCGGAGACCTGCTTCTCTATGTCGGCGAGCGATCCGGCGGGTATGACCGTGTCCGTTTTCGGACTGCCGTGCGGCTCAGTTCTCCGAGGCGTGCCTGTTTTCAGTTTGTTGGCGTTCTCTGCCATCTGCTTCTGAATATCCGCAAGCTCCTCTTTGTCCCTGTTTATGGTTTCTTCATAATGCCGGTCAATGGAATCGTTGACCTTTATCAGGTTTTCCGTGAATTTGGCGGGAGCCTTGAAGCCATTTTTTCCTGTGGTGACAGGCTTTGGGCGTTTTTCGGCGTTTTTCTGGCGTGCTATCTCTTTTTCGGCTATGTCGTTGGCAATTATCCTCGCTTTCGCCTCAAGCACCATCTGCCGGGCGTAAAGCTCCGAAGCGGAAGTCAGCTTGTCATACCAGTCTTTGACTGAGGAGAAACAACCCATTGTGTCGCCGTATACACCGTTTAGCTCCTCTACTTTCTTTCGCTCTTCCTCTTTCGAGCCTTTCCAGTTCTTTAGCTCCGCGATATGGCGGGTTATCTGGGCGGTGGCATTCTGCATCGCCTGGTCCACGCTCTTTTGCGCGTCCGACACCTCGGTCACGGCATTCGCGGTGTCCTGTGCCGCGTCCTCGACCCCGTTGAGCTTGTTGACGACAAAAGCGAGACCTTCGCCAAGTGCCCAGATGGCGGCTCCTACACCGGTCGAGATGAGGGCGGTCTTCACGACCATCATCGATGCCTTGAATGTCAGGGCGAAAGTCTTGGTGAGAACCGTGTTCGCCTGCATCGAGACCCCGAGCACCTTGACATCAACCGAAGTTGCACGGCACGCCGCGCCGATTGACTTGATTCTCCCGGGAATGCCGTTTATCATCGTCCCCACTTTGACGAGATTCGAAAAGCCGAGAACCGTCTGGTTTATGAACGTGATGCCAGGCTGCAGCTCCTTCACCATCCCCCCGAGTCTTTCCTGAAGGTCTCCGATGTTGTTTGCCGCCTGTTTCATCTTGCCGCTGGGGGTGGCGGCAAGCGCGGCGTTCATCTCACCTACGTTGTTGGTGATGATTTTCGCAAGCGCGGCGGCGCGCTCCTGTTCCGTGCCGTATTTCACGGCTTTCTCCTCGGCTTCTGTAAATGTTATGCCCACGCGCCGGAGTGCCGCCGTCTGTCCCTGCATCGCCTTGCCGAGAAGGTTCCCGATATTGACCGCATCGCCGCTTGTGGCGTTCAATCCTTTCTGCTGCGCCACAAGATTGTTCATCGCGGGGATAAGCGTTTCCAGTGCCTCGCGTGTCTGCAGGAAAGTGGAGATCTGCTGTGCACCCGCGAGCTGCACTTCATCGCCGATAACCCCGAGTTGCTGCTGTGCCGAACAAAGATCCTTGATGCTCTGTATCTCCGCCTCGGTCGCACTCATGCGCTGCCGCATGACTGTCTCCAGCTTGGTCTCTGCCTCGACCTGCACATCATATGCGTCTGTCAGACTCTTCATCATCCCCTGCATGGATGACAGTGCCCCGGTGATCGCGTCGAGACCGAACGAGACTTCCCCAAGATCCTTCAGGGATTGCCTCACACTGACAGTCTCTTTCAGCGTGCCCTGCATCACTTTTTTCAACGCGTCCGCGTCCATCGTGAGCTTCTTGAGTCCGTCTTTGCCGTCCTCGATCACGAAACCTATGGAGATAGTCTTGCCCGACATAATTTTTTTACCGTTTATGCGTTATATTTTAAATATCGTTAATTCATTCATTCACTGTTCACCTTTAAAGAAAAACCGGACAAATGAAAAAGGCAGGATTCACAATCACCCGAAGCAGGCGACCTTTGCTCGACCGTATGTTCGAGCCGTTGAAAAGCAACCGGTCTTTTCGTTTTATTTATCTGCTTGCCGGTCTCAACGGCTTCCTTTTCGGCATATATTTCCTGCTGAAGGGCACCGGTCTCTCAGGATGGGAATGTGTCCGGAACTGGGCTTTCAGTGCCGGGTGCTTCTGCATCTTCTTCGCGCTGGGCTGGATTTATCGCAGATGGTATAACACATCGAAGAGCAAATGCTTTGCCCGGAACCTCACCGATGAGGAAATCAAGGGGAGGGAGCCGGTCTTTGAACCCTGCGCTTTCGGCGGCATCACGTTCAGACTCCAGAACCCCAGGAACCTTGACGGGGAGCGTTTCACTGAAATCTACGGAACAAAGGAAGAATCCGACAGATAAAACCGGTTGCGGGATCAGCCCCATTTTCGCAGAGCTTCCTCGGCTCTGCGTTTTCTTTCTTCCATCGTGATCTCCTCAACGTGTCCCGTCCCTTTCTCCCAGGGAAACGGCAGCAGGCTCTTCGGCGTTATCCGGTTCTTGACATGCGGCTGGATCATGATTGCCGCCTCCATCCGCATGATTTCCCACCGTTCGCGGCTGAGCCTCTCCTGCTCGTCCCGGTGCGCCTTGCTTATCCAGTAGAACTGCTCGGGAGAAAGCCGGCAGAAGTCCGTGCGGCTCATTCCCAGGACTCCGACCGCATACCCGAACAGCTCTAAGATTCCGGGCTGTCTTTTTTTTTCACCTCTTCGCCTTTTTCCGGATTCTCCTCATTCCTCTGGCTCTCGACATATGTCTCTTTCCATTTCTTGAGTTCCTCAGGCGTGAGACGGTTCGCAAACTGCTGCGGGGTGTAGTTCATCGCGATTCCCGCCGTCTCGGATGCTGCCGCCGTGCCTGCCCATAGAAGCTTGATCAGATCCGAAAGACTGCCCATGTCGGCTTCCGTCGCCTCGCGTCCGGTCTCTTCCTTGAAGATAAGCATCGCGCCCAATGAGATCTCGACGGGGAAAGACTCCCCGGTTGTCAGTGTGATAAAATGTTTTTTCATGTTTCCCGATATTTGAAAAAAATAATTTGTATTGGTGAAGTGCGGCGGCAGCCAGCCCCCGCTCTCCTTTTTTTTCAGTTTGCTGGCGCCTCACCCTCGGAGAGTGCGGTCTCGTCAAGAATTTCCGGTGCCCCGTTGTTGCTGAACGATGCTGAGTAGGTGGAATCCGTACCCGCGTCGTCCGTGCGCTCCAGCGAGTCTATTATCACGCTCCCCTTGAAATAGGGTTTGTCTGCTGTCTCGCGCTCCATGCACTTGGCGGTTACCGGTTTTCCGGTCTTCCATGCCTTTAAGAGCTTGGCGTAGCCTGCCTCTTTCTCTCCGTAGAACACAAGACCGTCGGTGCTGATCGATATGCTCAGACCGGTCACGGTCTTCTCTTTGAAGAGCGAGGCGGTGATCGGGTCATCTGCCGGTGCCTTGACGGCATGGTCGGTGGTCTCCGAGCTGCACGTCATCTTGTGTGAGGTGCAATGTCCGATTGCCACGTCTTCGATATAGAGCAGCATGTCGCTGCCGTTGCAATATCCTTTTTTCATCTTATTCTCATTTTGAAGTTAAGTAACTTTATATACGCGCCTTCCTGATAGTCTTCGGTCTGGTCGGTCATCATGCAGTGCGAGACCAGCATCCCGTGGGAGGTCTCCCCGCTCAGCCCGTCGAGCGTGGCGCGCACGGCTTCCGCGATATCCACACACGCCGGGTAGTCTCCGGCTATGCAGTAGATCTCCACAGCCACCATGTCGGAGACAGTCCCCGTCTTCACCGGTGTCGGCTCAAGAGCCTCCACCAGATAGCACACTGCCGGAGACTTTATCTCCGTTGTCGAGACAAGGGGAAAAATCCTTGTGACTCTCGATGTGACGGCTTCCGATTCCGAAAGCGCCTCGTAAATGGCAAGACCTGCCGACAGTCCGGTGCGCGGCAGTCTATCTGAATGATCCTCCATATTTCAAAGCTGTTTTTTCGACATAGCTGACCATTTGCCTCTGCAGGTCTTCCGATGCCGTCTGTAATGCCGTTCCCTTGGCTTTCTCCATGAACCGGAATGCGGGCATCGCTCCGGTGCGTCTCCCTTTCCCTTTGCGTTTCCAGGATATGCCGCAGAAGCTGCCGCTTCTGGTGGTGCGGCGTTCGGCGGTTCCACCCTCCGCCCAGAGCGGCACAATGCGCAGCCGCTCTTTACGGCGGGCTTCGGTCAGTTCCCGTCCGGTCTTCGAACCGTAGTTGACACGCCTTTTTTTTGTGCCCACTGTCACTTTGAAGCCGAGTGCCTTCTTGTATACCACAACCCGGATGCCTTTCTCGACATCGCGGTTGCTCCGCAGACCGGATGAGCGAAGCTCCTTCACGGCACCGGCGCGGACGTTCGACGCCGCCGCCCGGAAAGCGCCGCGCATGGCGGTGCGCCGCTGCTTCTCTCCCAAAGATTCGAACATCCGCCGGAGCCGTGTGTCGTCATATGTGAAATCTGTTCCCATACTGTCAGTCGTTCACCCGTTCGCATGATATGCGCAGCATGCCGTTGGCGGGATCGGGGAAGACCCCGACAATGGCATACAGCGTGCCTGTGGCTGTGTCCTCTACCCGCATAGTGTCTGTGAGACGGTGCTGGATGCGCAGCCGGTATTCGGCGCGGTAGTCTGTGAATAGCTCGCGATTCTCCACGCGTGCCGTGGATGTGTGCCTTACCCTTTCGGCAAGAATCACCCGTCCGCGTTCCCACACCGTGCGGTCCGCACCCGTGCCGGGGTCGGTGGTGTGTACCGGGCGATAAACCCTTAGCAATGGCTTGAGATTACCCGCTTTCATACCGTCAGCCGCTGATATGGTCTCACAAGATACTCGAGCGTAAGGTTAGGACGCTCCCTCCCTTCGGGGTTGGCATAGTGGTCGGCGACAAACACCAGGACCGCGAGCCGGAGGTCTTCGGGCCATTCGCCGCCGCCGATCTCCACGAGTTCCTCGCGTGTGCGGTTCACACGCGACAGGACGAACGCCTCCCCCTGACGCTGCAGGGAAAGAAGAAGACTGTCGGTCGCGGGGTCTTCGAAGTCAATGCGGCATTGCTGCCTGAGTCTCTCCAGATCTGTCATCGCGTTCGGTCTTTATGGTTTTACACTGAAGCTTTAAGAAGCGTGTAGACTTCCGGACGTACCGTGGCGGTGCCGAAATCCACGTTGAGAGTGAACTTCACCTTGTTGGATGCCGCTCCGGTGTAGGGGTCTACGATAAAGTAGAAGTCGCCGAACTGACCGGCTACCTGATAGCGGAAGTCGCCGAGTCCGATGTTACCCTCTCCGATCGCGCTGTGGCAGAACACCGGAAGCCCGCAGAGACGGTCGTTCTCGATACACATGATGCCGCTTCCCGCGTCTTTGGGCGTTGCCTCAAGCTCTGCCTTCATCGACTCGGTCATCACCCATGCCATGTACTGCGATTTCACACCCTTCGAGAGGAGCGCGGCTTTCTCTTTATTGAGCGCCTTGAAGTTCAGGGCTACCACTTTTGCGGTCTTGCCGACAAAGGGACCGGTAATGGCGCAGTTCACGTTCACCTTCTCCGGCGAAAGGATGATCTTGTTCATCTTCTCGGCGATTGCGCGGGGAAGAAGTTCGCGGATGATGCGCTCCAGTTTGCCGTCGGAGTTGAAAAGCGACTCGCGGGTCGCCGATACGGAAACACCGATGCGCTGGGTGACTGTGGGTACCTTGTCGAGGTTGATCTTCTGGTCATCGAGTTCCTCTGCCTCTCCGGCTATCTGTGCCTCCACAGCCTCCACAACCGGCCATTCGTAGCCGCCGCGGCATCCGGTAGGCATCTGAATGCCGATTTTGTTGTAGATCAGATCCTCGGTGAGGGGCATGATCACGTCCTGGATCGTGATGGGGAAAAGCGCGCCCGCCTTGAGGTCGTCTGTCATCATCAGTTTGGCGACATCAGGAGATGTCGGGTCGGTGCCCTCCTCCCTTACCTGAAGCTCTATGGCGCGTCCCGCCGCAGCTATGGCGCGCATTGCCGCGCGATACGCCTGCATTCTGCTCAGGGGCTTGGGTTCCGCGCTTTCAGGCATTGTGGCGCGCATCTGCATCAACAGATAGGTCTTCTCTCTTTCGAGCTGGGCTATCTCGCCCTTTTCGGTGTCTGTGAGGTCTCGCTCCTCTGTCTTCATCGCTTCCGCGATGGCTCTGAGCCGTGCGTTGATCTCGGCTACTCTTTCATAATTCTTTTTCATGAATGGAAAAAATTAAAAATGGTTGATAATCTTTAAAACTCCCGGGATTTCGAGAAGAGTTCCTCGATGGTGCGCTGGCGGCGGCGTGCCTTCTCCTGTTCGAGCTGCCCGGCGCGGAACTCCTCCTCGATGGCGCGGGTGGTCTGCGCCTCGGTCTGAGGATACGCCGGAAGGGGGGTCAGCGTGAAGTCGTGCACCGAGCGCATCCGCTTCACCGTGTAGACCACGTATTCCTTGCCGTCGCGGGTCTCGGACTGCCGCTCTACCTCGCTGCGGTCTCCATAGTTGACGGTAAAGGCGAACGAGCAGCCGGTGATGTCTCCGCGCCTGATCGCCTCCAGTGCCACACGTCCGTCTTCGGTGTCGGGCGCCTCGAAGCTGAAATGCACCCCGTCGTCGCGGATCTCGTAGGTCAGCGAGCCTGATCCGCGAAGCGAGCGGGCGAGAAGCCGGCGGTTGTCGTGATAGAGTGTCATCAGTATCGTGGAAGCGTCAAGAAGCTCGCGGGTCACGGCTTCCGGGGCTATCACCTCCCGGATCTCAAGCTCATCGTCTTCATAAAGCGGCTCCGATTGGCTGTTGAACACTATCGCCACACCCTCGATGATGCGCGATGACTCCTCCCCGCCCGTCTCGCGGACGCGTACATTGCCCGGAAAAAAGGTTTCCCGGCGTTTGATTCCCTGTATTCTATTCATCTTTGTCGGTTTTGTCGTTTGTCTTGCTGATGTCTGTCGCCGCGCCTGCCTCCGACACGGGGCGCAGATTTGCGGAAATGAGGGGGATGTCGCCTCCCTCTACCCCTTTCATGCCCATGGAGGCGCGTGCCTCGTTGACGGTCATGGTGCCGGTCTGGATTCTTTTCTCCGTATAGCGCATCCGGCTCTCAAGGTCGGCGGCGTAAAGCTCTTCCTCGGCAAAGCGGAAACGCCGTTTCCCCCATTGCGTGGAAGGAATCAGCTTCCGTGTCAGTTCGTTCTCGATCTGCCTGAGCATCGGGCACAGCGTGTCGGTCAAAAATGAGGAATAGGCATTCTCGGCGCTCTTGTAGTTGAGCGATGTGTCATCGAACACAAAAGAGGGATGCACACCGAAGAAGCGGCACAGCTCGCGCACGGTGAATTTGCGCGTCTCCAGTGCCTGCATGTCGGCGGCGGTCATCGAGAAACTGTGATACTGAGCCTTGCCGCCTACGGCGAAGACGCGTGTCCCTCTCCTGATGTGCGCCGACATGTCATCTGCCATTGCCTGAAGCGCCGATGTCTGGTATTCGCCGAAGCCGGGGGTGCCCTGCTCGTTGGTGATGAATCCCATGCTCGTTCCGCCGTTGGCGAAAGTGGTGAGGGTGTTGCGGTCGGCGGTCCCGGCTATCGATGTGACCGTCGATGCGAACCGGATCACGCTCACGCCGTCGAGTCCGTTGAGCGTGCGTCCTTTGATGCGGATGATATCCGTCTCGTCATATTCGCGCGATGTCAGACCCTGCGACATGTCTTCCACCAGATAGCGGCCGAGCGACACGCGGTGTGCCGTGTGCGGGCTGCAAAGCACCAGACGCATCAGCCGCCCCGTTATTTCCGAATACTGGGGCACGATGTATGCCTCGCCGTGGAAAAGCGTGGTGAAAATGAGCTGCCGCCAGAAGTCGAAACCGGAGGTGTATTCGTTTGGCGAAAGACGGAGCAGCCATGCCGTCGTGTCTTCCTGCGCCGTAAAGATGCCGTCCTGCTTTTTCTCGTAGAGCAGCGGAAGCTTTGCCACGCTGTCGCTCAGAAAGGCGGCACAGCGGTAGACGGTCGACAGTGTCAGCGACAGTTCCGCGCTGTCGAGCCTTACAGGTTCGGCGGATTCGATCACGCCGCGCCCGCCCGGTGTCGCGCTTATGAGCTTCGCTCCGCTTCTGAAAAAGAAGTTTTTTATTTTGCCGATTGTTGCCATACATAAATCGGCTGTCGAAAAACAGGGAGTTGGCACCAATTGGCACCACTTTTTGTGTGAAAAGGGCGATTTTTAACGTCTGTTAACTAAAATCCCGTGTTTTTTGTGTGTTTTCCGTTCTCATTGCCCCTCGGCGGGCTGCCACGATTCGGCAAAGAGTTTATGGCACATCAGCTTTGTGATCACGCCGTCTATCTTGCCGTTGTGATATTTTTTCATGGGCTTGCGGTTGTTCATCCGGTCTATCTCAAGACAGGCGTTTGCGAAACAATAGGCATTGATGGGGTTGTCGTCGATGAAGATGTGTCCGGTGCGGATGCCCACCTCGAAACTTTCACAGCTTGAGGTGAACGCCATGAAGCTCTGCCCCACACCTTTGAGCACGGAGGATGCTCCGGCGGCGGCGAGCATGTTGAGACATTGGCGGCTTTTGGCGGGGTCGTAGCCGATGGCGATCACGCGTGTCGGACCGTTGAGCCTGAGCACGAGATCCACTATCGCCCGGTAGTCTATGACTTCCCCATCTGTGAGGATCAGGTGCCCTTCGTCCGCCCAACGGCGGTATAGCCGGCGGTTGGCGTGGGTCTCCAGACACACGCGGGGCATGAAGTAATACGTCTTGTAGTAGAAGGTGAATTTCCGGGGGTCATACGCTCCGAGTGTCACGCATGAGAAGTCATCGCGCACGGAAAGGTCAAGCGCGATGGTGGAGACCCAGCGGTCGGGGAAACGGGCGGGGTCTATGTGGCGGGTGGCTTTCTGTATGCATTCGGAGTCAAGCCATGTCGATGTCTCGTTCACGCAGAATTCGTTCAGAAGCTTTGTCCGGAACGTGAGCATGTTCTCAGCCGACATCTGCGCGGTCTCCCATTCCGTCTCGTAATAGTCTTCCTGAATGGTGACCCCGATGTGGGGCTGCACCTTGCGCCATGTGCGCGGGTCATCGGGACGGTCATCGACATCGGGCATGAAGAGGGAGGCGAACATGCGGTCGTTGGCGAACTCTCCGCGCAGAACTCCTTTCGCGCCCTCTATCTCGTGGGCAAACGGTCCGTCCACGACCTCGGAGGCGGTGGAGATCACAACGGTCAGTGGTTCGAGTCGCGCTCCCATCGACGAGGTGAGCACGTTCTTGAGGTCGGATCCGTTTGCGCCGGGTGTGTTGCGTGCCTGTGCGTATTCGTCGATGATGGCGAGACTGGCGTTGAGACCGTCACGCGTCCGGGCGTTGGCGGCGAGACATTCCGCCATGCTGTTGCGTGTGCCGTCATTGAAGAAAATCGCCTCGCGGTTCACCTTGACGTTGCCGCTGTCGCCTTCTATGTCGCGGACTATGCGCCGGATCTCGTCAAAACAGATCTTTGCCTGCTTGTAGGAGTTCGCCCCTACGTATGCCTGTGAGTTGTTGTCGCCGAAATAGAGGTCGTAGACCGCCAGCGAGGCGGCGGAAGTGGTCTTGCTGAATTTACGGGGCACGAAGATATATGCCAGACGCACCAGCCGCAGACCTTTGTCGTTGTCGAATCCGAAGATGCTGGCGAACTGGAAGCATTGCACGGGGGTCAGCCGGTAGCGAGTCGGTCCATGGGTGCCGGAGAAGCGCAGCAGTTCGTAAAAACGGAAAAACCTCCTGACGCGTTTCCTGTTCCAGACATAGCGGTCAAGAAGCTCATGAAAGCGGACGATCCCGAGTATCTCGTAGAGGTTGTGCGCGTCCGGATCCGCCGCCACCGCCGTGCAGTATTCCATGATGCGGGGGTCGGTGTCGTCGAGCTGCCGCCGGTGCCGCTCCCATCCGGAGACGAGGCGCGGCAGACGCGCCGACAGCGTGCGCTTCAGCTCTCTGTCTCTCCGTTTCTCTTCGTCAGTCGTCATCGCGCTCAAGTGCCGCGAAGAAGGAGTCGCGGCTGCTCTCTGTCTTTGGTTCCATTTTGCCGGACATGTTCAGTCCGAGTGATTTCAGGAGGGCGGTGTAACTCTCCATCTGGCTTTTGTAGGCGGTGAAGATGGGATTCACGCCGAGACGGAGATCGCCCTCGCGGCTCACCACTGTCTGAAGGGCGCAAAAACGGTCTATGTCTTCCCACATCACCTGTGACGCGCCCCAGAGCTGCGCGGCGGCGCGGATCTGCGGCTCCAGCGATTCCGTGTAGGCGCCGAGTTCCCGGAGGGAGCGGCGCAGGGTCTCGGCGTGTTCGGCGGCGATGGCGGAGGCGCGGGGACCGCGGTAGGTCCTGAGGTCCGAGTCTTCTTCCGGTGCGGCGGGTGTTTCCTTTTCGCCGTGGGTCGTGTGTGTCTCCTCTTGTGCCGGTCGCCGCGCCTCCTGCCGTGCCGCACGGTTGGAGGAGATGATCATGTCGCACTGCTCCGCGAAATCGGGGTCGCTCTTGCGCCACTTGTAGTAAGTGTCGCGGGCGATCCCGATCTCCTTGCAGGCATCGGAAATCCTGTAACCTTTGCCAAGCAGTACCATGAGCTGTCTCTTCTCTTCCATCCTTGCGCTGTGTCTACGCGTTTTTTTTCTACATTCCGTTTTTCTACATTTCTACATTTCCCCCACGCGTTCCGGTTTTTGCCCGCGTGTGAAAAAAGGGGCAGCGTGAGGTTTTACGAGGGGGCCCCGGTCGCCGAAAAACAGCCCCCCGGGGTCTGTGTTCCGTAGAAACGGCGGGCGGACAGGACAGCTTCGGCACGTTGTCGGCGTGCGTTCTCTTCGGCTGTCCCTTTCCCCATCCGTTCGTGTCTCTTCACATGACAGGCGTGGCAGAGTCCCGCCAGATTGCCGGCATCGAATGCCAGCCGCTCCATCCGCGCGGGGTCGCGCTCAATCGAAACGGGACGGATGTGATGTACTTCCGTGGCGGGTGTCACCACTCCCTCCGCGGCACAGTCCGCGCAGAAGGGGTGACGCGCCAGATGCAGGGCGCGGAGCTTGCGCCAGCGCGTTGTGTTGAGCATCTTGTGGTATCTGTCTCGTGGTGCTGTCATATCCTTTCGTTTATCCTCTGACGCTGTGTCGGGTCTTCCCTGTCCGCCTCTCCGTAGAGAAGGTTCTCTATCCATCCCGTGTGTCCCCCGTCCGGTGTGTCCGGCACGGAGTGGCGCAGGAACTGCACAAGCACCGTGCGCGCCAGGGCGCACGCCGAGGGATAACCGGCATTGCTTGCCTTTTTCTCAAGGCGTGCCCGATATTCCTCCGGGATGCGGATATTGAGGCGAGACGTTGACATGTGCTTTGATGTTCAGGTAGTCCGTTGTTTGCGATTCCTGCAAAGATAACATTTTGTTTTATATTCTCAAACCTCAGACGTTAAATGCCCGGCAAACCATAGGGAATGCCGGGCACGCCACGTGCTGCATGATGACAGATGAATGGTTGTTTATTGCAGCTCGTCGGCTAAATCCTCAAGCTCAAAAGCAATCGTATATAGTGCGTCCTTTAAAACCCTCATTTCTTCTTTTGTGAACTCGCAGGGTTTGCCGTTCTTCATGTGGTTGTTCAGTTTCTGACAGAACCAGCTGCTGGACTTACCGAAGAACCTTTGCGCAATATAAGTGCCGTTGACAACACGCAGAAGATCCTCTTTGTTGAGAAATTGAATCTGTGACAATATTCTGTTCGGCTCTTTTGTTTTGTATTATCCATGATTGTTTTATTTACTCGTTCTTTGCTTTGTCTATCTCATCCGCGTAATCGTTCAAACGTTTGGCAATGTCTCTGAGTGATGCCGATATGGCTGAATACTCATCGGGCGTGAACGCTCTTTTTTTGTTGCATACCGTCATACCTGATAGTTTCTGGGCAAACCAGCTCTGGGTCTTGTTGAAATACCGCTTTGCAAACTTGCTGACATTAAGCAGCCCGTCCAGCTCATGGAAGACAACCCACACCGCCTCGGACTTAAGCTGCATCTGCTGTTTGCGCCGATATTCAGGGTCACAGAACTGCTCAAATGTTATTTTTTCTTTTTCCATTTTTTTGTTAATTTTGCCTCCCGCAATCACACGGGAGGCATTGATTAGTTACTGATCAGTTCAAAAAGCAATCCTCTTATCTGATTGCAGATTGGTTGGTTTTTCTTGGTTTCGATTAGCTCCAATAAATCTAAAATCCGGAAAACCAACCATTTTTTATTATCCATTCATCATTACACCTCCTTTCTGTTTGATGTTACAAAGGTAGTAATAATTTTATTAATACGCAAGTTTTTTAGCACTTTTTTTCGTTCTGTTTCTCATTTTTTTCGTGGTCGGCGATGATTGCCGCAGCAAGCTGATTCACGATATCGCGCTGACCCGCCCCCTTGCCGGTCAACGCGGCGACCATCCGCTCGTCTACCGTCCCCTCGGCAACGAGATGGAACACGCGCACAGGGTATTTCTGACCCTGACGGTGAAGCCGGGCGTTCGCCTGCTGGTACAGCTCAAGTTTCCACCCGGTGGAGAACCAGACGATGCGACGGCCGCCGAACTGCATGTTCAGACCGAATGCAGCAGACGCGGGATGCAGCAGGAGCATCCCGATATAACCTTTGTTCCATCGCGAAAGCTCCGACGGTCCGCGGTAGACCTCTATCGTCCCCCTGTCTCTGTCGGGTCTGTCAAGTGTGTCGTAGTATGAGGGTATGAGCTTTTTGCTCAGACGTGATTCTTTCAGCTTGTCGAAATACGACAGAATCCGGTCCCGGTCATGCTTGTACTGGTAGAACACAAGTATCGGGGAATTGTCCTCGCTCTCGTAGATGTCCTGCAATGCCTTGAGTTTCTCGTCGTGGATCTCAATTACCTCGCGGTCGCCATACTCGTTAAGGTTGTCGGTATATATCGCGCCGTTGGCATACTGTGAGAGCTTGTTGACAAGAGAGGCGGAAGAGCCGGCAAGAAGCGGCTCACCTGTTTTTTTGAACTCCAGCACTTTCTCGGTCTCGAATTCCCTGTAACGCTTCATGGTCGCTTCATCAAGACGCACCGGCACGTTCTCGGCAATCAGCGGAGGGAGTTTGAGCCAGTCTTCGGCACGCATGGCGAGAGCGATGTCGCTGATTGCCGACAGGATCTCCTCTTTCGCGCCTTTTTTCGGGATGATTCTTATCGGCACATTGTTGTGGGTTATGACCGTGAACCAACGCTCGCGGAAATGGGTCACGTATTTCCCGAGCCTTTCGCCGCCGTCGATGCAGTAGACCTGCGCCCAGAGGTCGGGAAGACCCTGGGGCGTGGGCGTGCCTGTGAGACCGACCACGCGGGGAACCTGTCCCAATACGCGCCGAAGTGCCTTGAAACGGAGGGAGGAGGGATTCTTGAAACTCGTGAGTTCATCGATGATCACCATGTCGAACGGGAATTTCTTTTTGTAACGCTCGCAGAGCCACACAACCGAATCGCGCCCGATCACGTAGATGTCGGCATCCGCCTCCAGCGCGGCGTTACGCTGACGGGCACCTCCGATGACGTTGCTCACTCGCAGCCCCGCCAAGTGGTCCCATTGCGCCGCCTCGCTGCTCCATGTGGATTCGGCGACTTTCTTGGGAGCTATCACCAGAACCTTCTCCGCCTCGCCGTAACGCGCCAGCCTTTTGACCGCGCTCAGACATACCACCGTTTTGCCGAGTCCCATCTCAAGGAAAAGAAGACAGCGCGGATGACTGATGATCCATTCGAAAGCCAGCCGCTGGTATTCGTGGGGAACAAATCTCATGACTCCCCCCCTTTCTTCCCGCGTCCGCCGGGATGCCGGGGATTCTTCCACCTGTCGATGATCTGTTCTGCCTTGCGCCGGCTGTCGCAGATATAGACCGTCTGCCCCATGTCTTCGCGCAGCCGGCGGATGCGTTCCGCCTGCAGCGATGTCGGAAGCTGTCCTGCTGTCTTCATCTCCACCCAGATCACCGCCCCGTCGGGGAAAAGGAGAATCCGGTCGGGATAGCCCGTGGCGTTGGGGTTGTAGTATTTGAGGGGAAGACCGCCGGCGGCTTTTGTCAGCTCGCAGAGATAACGCTCCAGAGACTTCTCCGATTCTGCGGCGTTTTTGCTGTATTTCCGTTGTGCCATATGAAAAAAATTAGTAAAAAATCTTGAAAAAAATTGCTTAATTCAAGATTTTTCACTAATTTTGTAATGCAGTCGGGAGCGACTGCGAGGGATAAGCCCTCTGTCCCGAAGTTGAGGGAAAAACCAAAAGCGGAAAGCCATGAAAGTTACAGGCAAATTAATTTTCAAATGGTGGAGGTTCAAAATTACGATTGAAGTCAATTTCTGAACTTCGGGAGGGTGGAAGCCCTCCTCCTTCCGCTTTTGATTTGTCGCAAAGTTAATTTAAAATCCTGAATTATGCAAAATGTTGAAAGTTCCGCCGGGTCCTGGGGCGGTGCCCGCAAGGGAGCCGGACGAAAGAGAATGGAGAAAGGGAAGTATTACGGTTTCAACTCGACTCCTGATGTGGAGGCGATCCTTGAAGCCGTCGAGGGGTCCAAGGCGGCGTATATAAACGCCGCCGTACGTGCCTATGCCAAGTCGCAGCAGCCATGATCAAGGACGGCGTTATAAAGGTAGATGTCCTCTTTGCCGATGAGACCGTCTGGCTTACACAGAGCCAAATGAGCGAATTGTTTCAACGGGATATAACACTTATATCCCGACATATCGGCAACGTATTTCATGATGGAGAGCTTGCGGAGGAAAGCAATTTGCATTTTTTGCAAATTGCAAATTCTGACAAGCCTGTGAAAATTACAGTCTTGATGTCATTATCTCGGTGGGATACAGAGTCAAATCCCGACAAGGCACTCAATGCCTCTTGGTGTAATTGGGTTGCCAAATATATTTTCAGCATACGCCTTTGCTTTTTCTTCTGTTGTCATATCTGTTTGAGTTATTTTTGTTTGGGTCTCCGATGTGCCGCCGAGGGTGGCGGCTTCTCCGTA